CGAGTGCCTGCTGTGCCATTTGTGCAAACTGTTGCACTGCCATCGCTGCCATATTTGCCAGGAACACCTTTGCCCCCATGCCTATCCTGCTGAAGCCTCCGCTTGATTTAGTGGAGGCTGACTGTACTTTCGTAGAGGCCTGCTCCGCTTGTACTCCTAATTCTCCTAAAGCCTGCTTAAGAGCATCAAGGGAGTCATCAAGAGATAAGCCCTTTGACTTAATCTTAAGGAGTACCTCGCCAAGTTTCTCCAAAGAATATCCTGCGGATTCTGCAGCCTGAACCATTTCCGGACCGAGTGCGATCTGCACAGCCTCCATAGCCATCTCGATCTGTGAGGCGGTCTGTTTGGTGGCTGACTGCACCCGGTTCATCGCTGCCTGGTATTTGCTGTCATCCGCTTCTATTGTTACATATAAGCCTTCATTCATTTGAATCTTCCTCAAATCTGGCATTCCAATTGCTTGCAAATGCCATGAAGTTGTTAATTGATTTTTCTGCTATTGCATTCTGCCTTTGAATCTCCGCATCCTCTTTGTCCTTCTCCCCAAACAGTTCCGGATATAGAGCATGAAGCTCAGGGAACTCTACCTTTTCACCTAAGCCTCTTGCGATGGCATATATCATTAACTGAGCATGTTTGTAGGAATTGATTGCCTGCATCTTGGCTGAGTCCCTCTGGCGGATGTTGGCAGCCAGCATGTAACGCTTAGCCTCTCCAAAATCAAGCTCCCAAAAGTCCTCCTCCATCAGCCCGGCAATCAGGCACCAGTTGCGGAGAGTGAAGATATAACCAGTTAAAAGAGCAGAGGGGTCATTCTCCTCTGCTCCGGTTAGTTTTTTGCTTCTGCTTCCAGTTCTTTCTCTTCATCAGATTTAGGAATTAATCCGGAAGCCTCATAGATACCAATAAGCACATTCATCAGCTCAGGATAGCTGTGCTCTTCAAGGTATTCATCTAAGATGTCCAGAACATTCTCATAGCGGATGCCATGCTCATACTTCTGCATGCTTGCATGGATCAGGAGCGCACACACCTCTAAAGATGGAATCTGGTTGTATTTTTCTCCAAATAACATCAGCAGAGTTTTGCCCAGCTTCTTCTCTACATCCACAATATCTCGGGTTCTCAGTTTCAATTTGTATGTTCTGTCATTTACAGTAAATTCGTAATACATATCTTTCTCCTTTTTAAGTGGGAGGAAGGGAGGAGAAAGCATAAGTAAAACCTTCCTCCCCTCCAATACCTTCAGCCTCACGCCCAGGTGATAGCTGTGGTTGGTGTGATGTTAAGAGTATCTGTCAGAGCCTCATTGATGCCTTTGCCATTGAACTGTACAGAAGGCTCACCCTTCCATGTAGCAGTTGTGTCAATTGCATCATTTTCACCATCTGTGATGGACAGCTTCCAGAACATTTCTCCGGTCCATGCAGCCATCGTTGTGAACTGCGTTGCGTCATGGAGAAATGTGAATGAGATGCTGTCGCCATAGTTCTCGATGCCGTTGCGATATACATGTGCAGCATCATCGAAAGTGGTGACTTCAACAGAGTCCTTGTTTCCGCCCATATCCGGGAACTCCTGAAGGCCTACAAGGTCAGTGTAGGAGCTTCCGTCAGAGCTGTAAGAGAGCTTCATGCCCTTTGTGATTTTTCCTGCCATTTATTATTCTCCTTGTTCGTATTGTTCTTTCGCCAGCGCCTCATAAAGATTCAGCTTGCATATCTGGTCATCCACAACCATTTCATCACCTGAAACTCTGTGGAAGCCAAGTTTCCGCATGGCCAGATCTGCTTGAAGCGCATAGGTTTCTGCATCTGCTTTGCTATTCGCCCAAACCTTTACCATAAACTGTATGTAACTGTAGCCAATGCCGGTAGTCTCCATGCTCCATGCTGCATCATAGTTGCTGTACTCCTGATAAGTGATAGCCGGGAGCGGAATGGATCCATCCGCAAAGAGTTCATAATAAGCAGGAAGCACCTGATCAAGCGCTTCCTTTACTTCTTTGTTGTAATCAATCATTTCAAACCTCTGAAATAGTTCCTGAAGATTTCCAATACCTTTGTACGGTTCTGAGTCAGTGCCGGATGCATGAATGGTCTTGGCTTCATACCCTTAACGGATTTTGCAAAGTGTTCGCCATCTCTGTCTGTCCAATGGAGCACCTTTGCATGTCTTGGGTATATCCTTGCCCCTGCAGGGCCAAATAAACCAGTGCCATACTCAACATAAGGCGCATAGTAGACATTGGTGCCTATATCCACCTTATTGTCATTGATGGTATAGAGGATGGAGTTCCTTAGTTCTCCATTTCCTCCCATTCCCCATCCGGTCACATTCTTTTTCGCTTCCCCTTCCACCAGAGCACCGGCTCTGCCTAAGGGAATGCTTAGGTCTGCATTCTTCATCTGATCAATAGTCAGATTAAGCTGCTCAAGGCCTATCACAAACTTACTCATGCTCTCCGCCTCATGAATACCTGGTTATATCTTTCCCCCGGCTGTACATGAAGTACTTCATAAGTCTCTCCGGAGGAAAGCATAATCCGGTTGTTAATGGAAACCTCAGCCTTAGTGAGTCCAATGATCTCCACATCCTCAAAGCGAGGATCATCTACATTGGCATTGCTGTATGGCTTGATCACCATGTCAATGAAGTCCTTTGCCGGAGCGATCTGCTTCTGTCCGTAACTGTCCAACTCACTGGAGAACGACTGGAGAGTTACAGCTACCATTTCACGATTGAGCATTTTTAATGACCCTAATCTTTCTGTGGGATTTCAGAAGCCTATCAATATCAGCAGGGTAGTCAGCGGTATAAGAATAACTTACTCCGCTGTAGTTCTCTGCTGTAAGTCCCTCGGATCCAAGAGTGTTGTATCTCCAGATCACCATCTTCTGGATCAGGACATCATCTTCAAGGTTTTCGTCATGGGTAATGGTCTGAGCATTTGTCTGCTCATTGGTAATAAGCAATGACAGCAGATCATCTTTGCTGGTATCGCTGATACCTAATTCTGTTTTGATGTTATCTAAGATTGCCATTGCCTACCTCCTGAATTATGCGCTTGGTGCGAGTTTAACAACTTTTGTTGCATCCGTAAGAGCAACAACATTGCACTGACGGATGAAAAGGCTGTTCTTTCTGGTGTCAGCATCTCTTTCCTGCTCTACTTCAACACCTCTCTTAATAAAGTTCGTGACAGCTTCTCTGTTCGCAATGAACATTGTGCTGGCCGGAACTGCTTTGGTGATGAAGAGCGGAAGGCCTACTACAGAACCGATGTAACCGGTCTTAGCAAATGCCTCTACATATTTGAGATCCTGGCCTAAGCCTTTGCGGAGATATGCCTGAGCGGATGGGTTAGCAAGGATGAAGAAGCCTTCTTCCTGCTCAACATTCAGCTTGCCGATTGCATCAACGATTGCGTTGAATACATAGCTGCTGGAAGTTGTGGAGAAGTCACATGCCTGGGTAAGAGTAGCTGTGCCAAACTCTGTAACTGCTTCTGCTGCGATCTGGTTAACCATCTTGTCTGCCATGCCTCTCATGATGACATCAACGATGAACGGATCCTTCATAGCTTCTTCGTCATAGTACACACCTTTGCCCTGAAGGACCTTTACTGTGTACGGAGCGGAATCAAAACTTCCCTCGATTACGGAAGTGTTGCCAACTCCCTGATTCAGACGCTCTACGTTACCGGAAGCGGTATAAGTGTGGATCTCTTTGACCATGCCTGCAGCTTCTGTCAGAGAATAGTCAGTTGTGAAGAACTGAGCCATGTCTAACTTAGTTGTAAGCATGTCAGCCATTTTGTTTTCGATTACCTTGTTAGCATAAACTGTATTTGCCATTTTCTCTTTTATCCTTTCGTAAGTTGATTGTAGAGTTCTGGGTTAGTCCTATACAGCTCTGCCTGCTCTGCAAGTGACATCTTGCGGAACTGCTCTCTGTTGATGGCTTCATCCGGAGGGAGATTCTTCTTAGGAATGTTGGTTCCCAGTCTCTTCTCTACCTCTGCCTTAACAGATGACTTAAATGCCTTATCAAGTAGTTTGATGTTGGCATTCATTGTCTCGGCATCCTCAGCCACTACAAAGTCAACGAGCTGAAGGCTTAAGCCCTTCTCTTCTAAGATTTTAGCTGCTTCATTTTTGTTCTCTGCCAATGCGAGGGCTCTTTCTTTCTCAACAATGGCCTTCTCCCTCTGCTCAAGTTCGTATTCGTACTTCTGCTGGGAGTTCATTGCTGCGAGTTTCTCAGCCTCTTTCACTTTGGCCTTGTTCTTTTCCTCTGCCTTCTTTAAAGCAGATGTTACTCTTCGGTCAGTCTCTGCCTGAAGCAATGCATCAACCTCTGCCTGCGAGTAAGTCTTGGTGTCCTGACCCTCTTCTAATTCCTGAGTTTCAAGCGCTTTGTTTTCTTCCATATTCTTTTTTCCTTTCTGAGTTCAGATCTCTCTGCCCTCTGCTGAGTTCTCCTAAGAGCCCTCGAATATATACGCATTAAAAAAGGGCTTACAGCCCTTCAATAACCGGAATGATCGTGCATCTGCAGTTTGGGTGGATTGGCGGACAATTCACTCCAAAGGCTGCCATGCTTATTTTGTAAGGCGATTCATCAGAGATCCGCTTGCATTCCATGCACTCCCTCTCCGGATGCTTTCCGGATCCGGGCCAGTCCTCTGTGTCCTCTACCTCATAGTATTCTATGCCTGCCTGGCGGTATCTGTCTAAGGCTGCCTTGTTATGGCAGTAACTCAGCTCGGTCCGCACAAGCCTCTCAGCAACATAGTTGCCTTTCAAGTTAAAGTCTTTGGTGAGCTTATCCCTCAATGGTCTAACACCGGTTCCGTTTGCTATGGCATCAAAAAGCCCCTGCTGTAAGTCATTCAGCAGAAGCCCTTTGTTATTCCACAGCCTATCTGACCAGTTGCGCCCATCAGAGCACCATACCATGTTGATAGCTCTCTCTGCTTCTATCTCATTGAAGAAGTCAATTAAGCCAAACTCATTGCTGACCATCTCTTGAGTTTTCTTGTACATGTCCATCAGCACCGGCTCAATTAACTTGATCTCTTTATTGCCTAAGGCGGTCATGCGTTTCTGCATGGAAGATAGCAGCTTATAGTAGCGGTTGTATCTGTAAAGGTCATTCACATGAAGCTTGCCATCTACAGAATCATTGATGATGTCCTGATATACTTCCATCATCTCCTTGATGATCTGCTCCGCTGTGATGTTGTAGATCTTCATGAGATCTTCTGCTACCATTGCCAGCTCTTTATCATACAGCTCTATGATCTCCCTGGCATATCTGTCTCTCCAGTACTTATTCCTCTTCAGTGCCATCCTCTACCTCCTCTGCAGGGGAAGCAAATGTATAAACCTCTAAGTTCTCCAGCTTCTGCCTCTTGATCTCTTCCATCTCTTCTTCAACATCCGTAATGAACGGAAGCTGTGCAAGAAGTGTTCTGTCAGAAACAAGGCCCCGGAGCTGATTGATCTCACTTGCAATGTCACTGGTGTTAATCGGCAGATTTCTGGTAAAGGTAATGCTGACATCCCTCCAGAGCGCTTCTGAGTCCATGAGTGTTTCAGCTAAGAGTTCTATGCGCCTCTGCAGGGCCTTCTTAAAGTTATTTAGAATGGAGGCAGTGTTGTTCTCCAGGGCCATGCATCTATATCTGATTGCTATGCCGGAACTTGTGCCAAAGTTCTCACTGGCAAAGTTAGGGCAGGCACTCATTTCTCTGATCTTCTCCTCTACCGCATCCATGAGGTGCTCGATCTCTGTGGAGGAGGTGTTCTTAACCAGATATTCAGCAGAGGCATCCGCATCTAACATGAGGGTTCTGTATGCCTTCATGTTCTCCAGATCTTCGCCATCTGCTACCGCTCCCTTAAGAACTAAGTACGCATCACAGAATGCATCCCAATCATCAATGCTGTCGCTGATCAGGGAGTTGTATGCATCCTGAAGGGAGAAGATGGTATCTGCAATGCCTTCCTCTTCCGCATTCAGGGAGAAGAATGTGATAGGCACCTGAAGGAATCCATGCAGTTCCTGAGATACAAACTGGAATGACTGAAAGCCCTCAGCGCTTTTGTATCTGGTTACATAGCGGTCATCATAGACCTCTGCCATGTATGTCTCGTTAAGAGATGCCCCAATGTTCTCCTGCCACAGCCGGATCGCATAGATCAGGTTGCCATCTAAGGTATCGTCATATACCGGGATGGTTCCCATGCTGTCGAGTACCTTGAAGCGCTCATTCTTATCTTCATCCAGGTAGCAGATCTCTGCAGCCCTGCCATAGATCAGGCCATTCCGGAAGAGCTCTGCATCTTCATCGGCTACATCGTTGTACTTCAGGATCTCCTCCAGATGCTCAAAGCCTTCATCATCTGAGGAATAAGTAACCGGAACACCAACCGCATAGCCTTCATAGGTGTTGACAATGTTCTTAACAAAGTTACACACAATGTTGTTGCATGGGCGGTTAGGATCCTCGCTTACCTTCTGCAGGATCTTCTGCTGTCCAATGTAGTAGTTATATCTCTTTTTCATGGATGGTCTGCAGTTTGTTAGGAATGAGCTGACAATATCGCCCAACTGCAGTGTTGTGATAGGTTCATCTTTACGCAAATAAAACTGGATCATAATCCCAATACTCCTTTGTCAAAGGTCCTTAGTTTGCTTCTTGTGTATATATCTGAATAGGCATAGCCCAGAGCATCAAGGCTGTGGCTATACTCATGTGTCGTGTTGTCTGTATATTCCCCGGTCTTGCGGTCCTTAACATAACTGAAGTTCTCCAGCTCCATAATCACATTGGTACATCTGGGATGTACTATGATCTCATGGTTCTGGAGGAACATTATCCTCGCCTCTACTGAGTTAGGACCCTTCACGCAAGGAACCGCATTGATGTACTGGCGCTTGAAGAAGTCTATTGTCCTCGGCTCTGCTGCATCGCACTGGATCTTACTCTTCTCCATGTGCATCCGCCTGATCGCCTCTGCCAGTTCATCTAATGTCTGCCCGGTCTTGTAGAACTCATTGCTCACATAGATGCGCTTGTGCTCTTCATCATAGAGACTGTCCACTATAGCTGATGGATCCTGATAACCAAAGTCCATACCGCATCTTCTGCGGAAGGTCTTAGCCAGTTCCATTTCATCGAACTCTTCCACCTTCCAGTTCTTGAACACAAGGCCGTCTGTGTTTACTCCCCATTCACCATCGCAATAGATCCGGGCCTTCTGTGGATTCCTTACCCTGAGCTCTTCCAGAGAAGCAATGTAAACATCATCAAGGAATGGGTTGTCCTTGTATGTGGAATGAATGCAAATGGATCCAGCCGGAGGATCACTCCACAGCTCATAGAGGTAAGAGTTCCGGCTGATCGGATTCCATGCCAGGATAATCTGCTGCTCATGTCCGCCTCTAAGTCTGAGGTTAATCTGGTCTATGATCTCCTTAGGAACCTCATAAGCCTCTTCCACAAAGATGGCATCCATAGTCGCAATGGAGAGGAGCTTCTCTTCATCATCCAAACCAATAAAGATAAACTCTGAACTATTCGGCAGAGTGATTCGCATATCTGTCTCTCTGACATTGCAGTATTGCTTAATCTTCCAGCTCTTAAGGATGTCCTTAAAGAGTGCAAAGCATGAGTTCCTCAGTGTTGTGCCATACCGCCTACAGACAGCGATCCGGGCGGAGGGGTGCATTAACGCCCGGACCAGTAACTTCTGGGTAATAAAAAAGCTCTTGCCTGAACCGGCAGAGCCCATATACATTTCCCATCTGTGTGAATAGTCTGTAAGATAAGGTCTAAACTTAGGCGCAAATAGTTTACTTGATAAACTCAGGTTAATCATCGTCAGTGATCCTTAGGTTTATCTCATTCGAGTTTATGTCGAACACATCCTTAGGTTTTTCGCCTATGGTGTCCCTTATCACTTCAAATGCCCGGATGTCTCCATCCATGCCCTTCTTCATGATTGCAGCTGAAAGTTTCTCCTGCACTTCCGGATCTGACAGCATCAGGAGGAGTTCTTCCTTCAAGGTTCTTCTTGCCCTTCTGGCTTCTCCTGAAGCCTTTCCGCCTTTAGCTCCTCTTTCCCTTGCTTCTTCCTTGCTTCGCACCGGTCTTAAGTTTTGAGTATTATTAGCCATAATTATCACCTAAATACAAAAAGAACCAGATGGGGTCTGATTCTCTTTGCGTACAACCTAAATATTAACAAGAAAGGAGGTGGTTCAACTAAAAGCAAGCAAAAAATTGAACTTTCTTCCAGTAGCATAATATCACACTCCTTACTGTAATTTACTGTAATAGTTCATCATCCTCCTTCTTCTCAAATCGTTTGCAGGCTCTTGATGATCTGTACTTGAAATGTGCAAGTGCAGAACAGTTCCACTGGAATGGACGATCAGGATGCAAGCAGGCAATCCCTATAATCTTTTCTTCTCCGCATAGCCACTTGCAGTCTCCACACTTGTTGTCTTCGATGTCATCAAACACGATTGGACACCACTTTGGTCTTTCTGTTTGCTCCACAGCCTGAAAACTATATTTATCTTCATTTGTCCTTGCCTGACAGTAATCCCACGCACCATTCTCTCCAAAGTGACAGCATGGACAATCAAGACAAGTCTTCGGTCTCCGTCCTCTAATCGTGAACATCATCTTCCTCCTTCTTGATGATCGTCTTTGTCTCCCACTCCATGCTCTTTGCTTCCAGTATTCCGGCGACAGTGATTGCGATCAGGAGCAGGATGACGGCAGCTATGATCACCGCTAACAATAACTCAATCATGTTCCATCTCCGCTCCGCAACTGCAACAATAGTCTGTTATTGTGTAGCAGTTATTCGGTTTCCCACAGCAAGAGCAGATGAAGTCTCCTGCACTGTAACCCTTGTCACCTCGCTCGATTGGCATCCAGATACCACGCTTACGCTCTGCGGATGGCAGTGCTTCTATACAATCTTTTATTTCTACAAGCGTAGGATTCCCAAAAGGCTTGTCAGCCCATAAATTTATTACTTCATCAATCGCATCCTGTCTGTTTATTAAATCACTCATCATCATCTTCACCCTCGCATTTCCGCTCCGCAGTTGGGACAGTAGTTGTATTTCCAAACACTTTGCATATCGCATACAGAACAAAACTGTCCTTTCATTGGTTTATAAATCCACTCCCCATGCTTACGCTCAATTACTTCTTCAAGTGCTTCGATTGCCATGTTTTGTGCCTTGCCAAGTTCCTCGTCTGTATAATCTGGATTAACTAACCTTGTCCAATTATGGTCGAGTATTTCCAATGCTTCATCCCTTGTCATCTTCTCTCTCCTCTCTTAGATCAGCCCCACAATAAGGGCAAAAAGAATATCCTTTATTCCCAACCGCAAACGAATAGTCTGTAGCAAGGACCCTGCATTCACACTCAGGACATTCCAGCACTGGAACAATATCAATTCTTTTGAGCCATTTATTTTTAACCGGCTGTCTATATGGATAAGGCTCATCATGTAGAATCACATCGGGAATCACATCGGCTGTCGGCTCATTTTCAACTATTGCATCAATAGCATCGTTCCATCCTCGCATATAGATTCGTGCTGAATCATTATTTAGTACTTTTTCAACATCATGGAATTTTTTATCTTTCAACTTATCCGCATCAATGTATCTGCTCATTTCGCCCTCCTTCTTGGTTTCCAAAGTAAGTCTTTTATTTTATATTTGCCTGCTGTCCCCGGAGTAACCTTCCTCATAATGCACCATTTGCAATTCAGATCTGAAATACAGAAGGCTTTGCACATGGCTCCTTTAACTCTGTTGAAGCTCTCCGCCTGGTAGTCACTCATTCTTGTTATCCTCCGCCCAACTTCTTACTAACTGCCAAATATCAAAGGTTTCCTTACCTCCAAAGCACAGCAGAAGGATTGCTCCTACCATGTTCATTGCACCATCGTGCCTTCCAAGATCATAAGCCTGCTGAATGGTTGTGACTTCATCTGCCTCATGCAATTCTTTCGCCTTTAAGAAATGGTATTGATAACTATCAGTTAAATGCTGCTTAAGTTGTAATTCATTTATCCTCATCTTCTATCCTCCTTATCTCTTCCCTATGAAGCTGATAGATCCGCTCCACAGAATAGTTCATTTTTTCTGCTATATCCTCAAACTTCATTGCATCCAGGTAATGAAACTCAAGTATGGCCTTTTTGCGTTCATCCTCAACACTTGCAATAATAGCCTCCACTTCATCCACCTTTGCATACAGCTCATTCAAGAGCTCAAGTTTTTTTGCCTCCTTCTCCCGGATCCTGAACACCAGCTTCTCAAATGGAGCCTCCTGCGATCTGTTGGAGGCCAGTCTCTCCTCATAACTGACCCCACTAACAGATTGTGCATCCAACTGGAGTTCCTCGATCTCCTTCTCCAGTCTCCTGATCCGGATCTTCAGGAAGCGGTATTCCCTTAAAAGGTTTCTCTGAGATATGCTCATTATTTCACTCCGCCAAAGTATTCCCTTTTACTTACAATTGATTCGATGTGACCATCTGCGAACTCAGGAGACATGCCCCTTACAATCTTAGTAGCCTCCTCAATTGAAGTAGCCACTACACTAAATGTTCTCCGCATCGCTCTGTGGTCATCCCACACAACTGCCTTGACCTGCCAAATGTACATTGTTTTCATGTTAATAACCTCCTACTTGTATAATTGTTCTTCTATTTCTTGCATTTCCGCTTCTGAGTAATCTCTTTCATCAAAATTCTTAAATTTATTTTTTGATTTGCTATTACTCTTAACTATCTTATCTATCCTATCCTTTCCTTTCTTATCCTTTCCTATCCTATCGTCTACTTTTGCTACATTTGTAGCATTTGTAGATTTTGTAGAATCTTGATACCTTGTGTTGACTGCCTCCCTGCGTTTTTCGCAAACATCGGCATAATGTTCCCTCTTTTCCTCAGAAAAATCGTTCAAGACATCAAATACTCCCTCTGCCTTAGGATAGGCGGATAGGTCATAGCTTGGTTCATCCCCGGCATCTATATCCAATAGATCTATGAGGACCATGCCTGCCTGCTTTGGGCCAAGCTTCTTGAGGGCCTTCCTCCAGGAATGAAAGAAAAGCATTGATTTCTTTGTTTTACTCGGCATACTTACTCAGCCCCTTCTGCACCCACTGGCGATATTCTCTCTCCAGTTCCGTTCTCTTCTGAACTACTGGCTTAGATGGTCTGAGATCCGGGTATTCCTCCTGCAGCTTCTGTCTGGATCTTCTGATGCTTTCAAACTTTGGAATCCCAAGCTCTGCCCGGTTCTCCATGACATCCCTGAAGGTCAGCTCTGCAAAAGGCACATTCTTAAATCTGCAAATGTCCCTGACAATGCACATGTATAAATGATCATCAGATGCTCTGCACTTCTTGTCTTTTCTGAGATAGTACTCAACTGTTTTGCTTACTCTTGGAAGGTTTTCCCTCATTGCTTGTTTCCTCCTATAATTTCTAAAAAAGTTTCAAAATCCAATACAACTCTCCACTTCTCATGGCTCTGCCTGAATACCACCAGAGGAACATCCTCCCCTGCATCCCTCTCTGCCTGCCGGATCCAGTCCATTAAGCGGATGTTTTCGCACCTTTTGACTTCTATGTGATAGCCAGGAAGGCCTACCACATCCGCTGCATCTTCGGTTGCTCCACAGTACTGTTGGGATCGTCTGGCATCAAATCCACGATTTTGTAGGATGTGCGCCACTTCAAGCTCTCCCCTTTTTCCTTTGTTCTTGCTATTCATTCGAATGGAAGGGCATCATCATCTGCTTCTGTAAAGCCTTCTTGTGGCGCTACTGTCTTGGCCTTACTTTCCACAAATTCCACATTATCCACATACACATCAGTAGTGTGTCTGCTGGATCCATCCATAGTCTGATAGCTTCCGGTTCTGATCTCGCCCTCAATGCATACCTTTGTGCCTTTCTTCAGGTAGTTATCAATAAACTCTTTCGTTTTTCCAAAGGCTACGCATCTTGGGAAGTCTGTGTTCTTCTCGCCTTCCTTCTTAAACTTGCGGTCTACCGCCAAGTTGAAGGCTGTTACTTTCTCCTTGCTGTCAGGGTCTGCAGTTAATCTGCCAATTAAAATCACTTTGTTCATTTTTCACCTCAAATATTCATCAATCTCATAATCCCACCAGGGCTCTTTTTCTATTGCTCGCTTCATTTCTCTTTCCGCTTCCGCTTTGCTCCTGAACTGGAGCGGAATGTTAATGGCTCCCTTTTTACCCGGAACTGTTCTCCATTCCCCGGAGCCATCTATCAGAAAGCGGTCATATAAGATTTCCCTGATATTTTCATTGCTTCTCCTCAGGATCCACATGGCTGTCACCTATCCAACTGCCTTACTAACTTGGCATACTGGGATGATGTGAGCTCATTCAGGGAGCGGACACCATAAGCGCTGCAGATCTTGCCAATGCGTTCATCAATTGGATCATTAGCCTTGACTGCGGAGATCATCGCCTCCAGTACATCGGCTTCTTCCTGGGTGATGCGTTCCTCTTTCTTCTGCTGTGTCATTGCATTGGCTACTTCCTCATAGGAAGCCACAGAAGTATCAATTCCAAAGCCTGCCATGCCTAATGCTCTGCCTACTGCAGATGTCTCGCAATTTTCAATGTAGCTTGTTTTGTTGATGAAAGAAGAGTTCTCTTTTTCGTATGCAGTGCCTTCGCCTAAAATGTGGCCATTGTTGTCAGTAACTGTGGCATGGAATACTGCTATCCCTCCCTCATTGCTGACTAATGCGGTCATGATTCCGCCATCCGGGTAAACCATGCGGAAGGCTTTAATCCTCTGGTTGACCTCTGCATAGTCCTTACCCTTGATGTCAGTGGTCCTGATCTGGGCATTGGCCTTTGCTAATTGTTCAAATGTTGCCATCAATTTCCTCCTATCTTGTCTAAATATGGCGCCTTACTATTTAAGGCATAGGTATCAAATTGGTATTTCCCTCTCTCACTGGTCCTCCGGCAGTACTTGTGAGCTTCATCAGATCTGGCGATCCTGCGGAGCTGGCTCTCACTCCATCCATCCCTCTTCAGCTCTGTAATGGTCTGCCAGCGCTTAGCCATCTTCATACCTCCGGGAAACAAAATCTAATGAGCCAATCTGTAAATGGTTAAAGTGATCTGTCTCGGTATGATCTGTGTGTAGCTCTTTCGCCATTTCAGGAACCGCATCGCCCATCATCATGATTGTTGTCCCATAGGAATCGAATTGAATATCATCAATGTCATAACAATCGAATGATTTAAGCCTTCTTAACTCCGCAATGGCTTTGTGGACATCTGTCACCCAAGTGTTAATGGTCTGGGCTTTATAATGGTCCACATATGCCCTCCTGCATCTGTTACAAGGAAATTTGTTAACATCCGTCTGAGTCCAGATGCAGTCCTTGCAAGATAATTCATTAGTCACTTCCTAACACCTCCTCAATGTGCCGGTCTACTCTGCTGATCGTTTCATTGCTTCGGGAGATGCTCAGCCTTACAAGGCAGAAAACCAAACCAATGACAACCAGTAGTATGACCAGGGCAAAATATAATAATTTCTTGTTCATTAGGTCCTCCTCACTCACAGTTCGTGAGTTTTAAAATCAAAAAAATATCTTATGTATGGGCTTTTTATAATAGTCAGAGATCCTGATCTTGATGTTATCTCTTGGAACCCTTTCGCCAAGCTCATACATAGAATATGTGGAAGGGCTTATTCCTAAGGCTTTAGCCACTTCCGCCTGCGTTCTGCTGCCTCTCAATTCCGTCAGCTTCTGGCCTATTTTTTTAGGATTCATCTCCATTTCTTTTTTCGTTTCCTCCTTTCTCTGTCACTCACGTTTCGTGTTGATAGTACTATACACCTTGCACAATTACTTGTCAACACGTTTCGTGAGTTTTTTTAATTGCATTTTTTCACGTTGCGTGAAATAATATAGTTGCTACATTGATTATGAGGAGGTATATCATGGCAGAGTTCAAAGATATGTTGAAATACTATAGACAGCTTCACGATCTTTCTCAGGCAGCGCTTGCTAAGGAGCTTGGTCTTGGTGCTTCTACTATCAGCATGTATGAAGTTGGACAGCGACAACCTGACTTTGAAACCGAGGAGAAAATAGCAGATTATTTTAATATAGATCTCAACACCCTCCGGGGAAAAGATACAGAGACTGAGAGTGAACTGGAAAAGTATGGAATCAAGCAAGTAAAGTTTAGAAAGATACCAGTACTGGGAGAGATTGCCTGCGGAGAGCCTATCATCACAAATGAAGAGGCTGAATATCTGACAATGGAGGATGCTCCGGATGCAGCCGATCTGGTCCTGATCGCAAAGGGTGACAGCATGATAAATGCCCGGATATTGGATGGTGATTATGTTTTTATCCATCAACAGCCGGATGTGGAAAATGGAGAGATAGCTGCAGTCATTATCAGAGATGAAGCAACACTAAAACGAGTCTACTATGACAAGAAGCATCAAACCATGACATTAAATGCAGAAAACCCTGCTTATGCTCCTATGGTTTATATGGGCGAGGAACTCAACCAGATCCGGATCATAGGCAAGGCCATTGCCTTCCAGAGCGCAGTAAGATAACTGTGAGGAGGTGGTTCTATGAAAAAATATCATAAATATCTGCAAGTGGGTTTTAGATCTGATGGTTCCCGGATCAGGAAGCACTTCTATGGATCCAGTCAGGCAGAACTTGATCAGAACATCCGGAACTACTTTATCCAGGCATCCAAAACTAAGAACCCTTCAGATATTACTTTTGGAGCCTATGCTAAGAAATGGCAGGAGATTTACAAAGCTAATAAAAGTGCAGCTACCAGAGAGATGTACTCTAATGCCTTGAAGAAGATGGATGCCATAGATCTGATGGAACTCCGGAAGATTACTAAGACTGATTGCCAGCAAGTGGTAAACCAATATGCAGGAAGAAGGACCGCAGAAGTCCTCAAAATGACCTTAAAACAGATTTTTAATACCGCCATAGATGATGGAATCATTTCATCTAATCCTGCAAGGAATTTAGAGCTCCTGAAACGCAAGGCGGAGGAAAAGAGAGCCTTCACAGATAGAGAGAAGGAAATGATAAGGGATGCGGACCTTCCTCCAATGGAGCGGATGTTTGTTAATATCCTCTTAACATTTGGATTAAGACCAGGGGAAGCTCTGGCTCTCACTCGCTCTGATCTGGATCTAAAGCGGAAAGTGCTACACATTACAAAAGCGGTAGAGTTTGATGGGAATAAGCCTAAACTCAAAGGAACTAAAACAGAAGTATGCAGGGACATTCCTATCCCGGAGCAACTACTTAAGTATATACTTACGTATATGGAGGATAACAAGAACATTCTCCTCTTCCATAAGCAGGATGGCACTTTAATGAGTAAGACATCGTACTACAAATTTTCACAGCGGATTTTAAAGGCCATAGGAATCCCAAACATAACTATGTACTACTTCCGCCATAATCGTGCCACAGAGCTGTATTATCTCTGCCAGAGGGGAATTATAAGTACAAAGAAAGCCGCAGCGCTTATGGGGCATTCTGAGCTTATATTCTTGCAGACTTACAGTCATATCCTGGAAGAAAATGAGAATACTGAAGAATTATACAAGGATTTAGCAATATAGGAGGGGATAACATGAGAGTATTAAGACTAATATTAGGGATTTTAGCCATGCTGTATGCATTAGGTCTGGCTTTTGCATCATTTGTTGGCAGTTTCTTTGATGCAATGCTCGACACCAATGTAATAGCAGATTTCATGCTTTACTTTATCATTTTGTACTTTGTGACCGGGCTGATCATGGTGGTTTGCAATAAATGGCAGGCCTTTGCCGGATGCATTGCAGCGCTTACTACCAGTTTTGCTGGAGTGGTCCTTACTCTACTATCAGAGCAATATGTTATGCAACAGTTCATCATCTTTGTGGTTCTGGCATGTGTCGCTGCCGCAGGCCTCTTTGTATGGGAATTTAAGAAGCAATAACTGAACCAAAACTGAACCAGTGAACCAGAATTGAACCAAAATTTTACTAAACTTTTACAAACTTTAACAAGTTTTAGAAGAGCAAAAAAATAAGCGGAAAGCCTAATATTTCAAGGTTTTCCGCTATTTTTAAGTCGTGAGCGTGCGGGGATTCGAACCCCGGACAACTTGATTAAAAGTCAAGTGCTCTTTCCTTTATTTTAGGGCTTTATTGGCATCAACTGAACCAAAACTGAACCAACGCATCAGTGGAGCACCACCTTCATTCTGATGCCATCAATAGGATCACCGATAACTCCGGCAAAGCCTTTATCCTCATCATGAATGTTGTGGTCAAAGGATGATACATACTCATACCACTTGCCGGATTTTCTTCCATGTGCCTGGTATAAGACTTCAACCTTTTTGTCATCGGTCCAGACTGTGAAGGCATCAATCGGCCTTGCATCTCCTGCAAAACCATTCTCTGTGTCATTCCAGTTGTAGCCGGTTACGGATGGCAGCCACTTTGGATCGCCATACCACTCTTCAGAGTCCCCTTCCCAAAGATGTGCCTGATAATGGATTTTAGCCCCATTTGAGAGCTTCATAGCAATACCAATAACATCAGAACCATAAATGCCTGCATAGTCACTGTCATTAATAACAACCGGAAGGATAGCCTTGTTCAGGTCTTCCTGGACACAATACTCGATATATGTACCGCTGACTGGATCCGCTCCACCACCAGTGTCGAGTCTCAGGATATACTGCCAATATCCCTGAGGAATTGGCTGAACACTGATTTCATTACCGGTTCCCCAGTCTCCTCTTTTGCCGTCATAGTTGTCATGGGCACCAACTGCATAATAGGAGCTCGTTGCCATCTCTACATGATGACCATTTTTAATAAGGATGTCTCCCCTCTTAACTCCATAATAATTGAAGGGCAGTTTCTTAAATCCAGCGGGATACAAGATAGTTCCCCAGCTCCAAGGTGTTCCATATTCTTCATTTGGTTCAAAAACACCTTTGATAAGCCCAACATGCTGAAGTGCTGCAGAGATCAGACCTCCGCAGTCATAATCTCCATGCTGGCCGAGATTATCATCAACAATGTTACTATATCCATGACTATTGTCTGCTGCGATTCCCTCCGCAAAGCGGACAGCATTCTCTAACTGTTGTGCTTTTGTCATTTCTTCTACTCCTTTTTGAGCCACTCAGGCTCTGCTATTTTGTTCTCCTCAACAAACTTGTTGAAGAGGGTTGTCATGTACCAGTTGCCATCCAGATCAGCAAAGTAGTGCTCTGCTACAATCATGATTTCTGATTCCTGACCAGGCTGATAACTATCCATCAAAAGAAGAAGCTGGGTCCGGACAATGTCCTTCTCCAGCTTATCCATCTGTTTTGATAGTCTGTTAAGTTCGTTGTTTCTGGTGTCATGCCTCTGGATCAGGAAGATCAGGAGAGTAACCAGGCTTCCTCCACCCAGAATGCAGCTTATAATGTCTAATGCCATTTACTATTCCTCTGTTTTAAAAGCTTTGATAGATGCCTCTTGTGTTTCAGCATTCTTCTGATACTGTGTCCCAAAGTAGAAACTCACGATCACAGTGAAGATGTTAAAGAACTGCGATGGAGTTATCATCTTGGTGACAAAGCCATAGATGAATGCCCCAACAAGTGCCAAAGTCATGATGGATTTCACATCAATGAGTTTTGTTATTTTGTCTTTCATGTTTGCTCCTATTTCCATTTGCCAATTACATGATAAGCAAGAGCTACGCTCTGATTAGTAGAAAATGCTTGAGCTTTCGCAAGAGCATAAATAGCTGCTTGTGTTTGTGTGTTGTTTGACGACACATCTGAACGCTTGCACACCCAAGCTGGGTCTGCGGAACGACACATAGTTACCGTTTCGCTTGGAGCTTCGGTAAACGTAAACGGATAACTTGGTCTTGAAAGTCCAGAATAAATATATATCGGTGATGCCCATGAAACGCCGACACTCGATATGGTGTTTGTTTGCGAACCCCAACATTCTGCCTTACCACTCGCCCACTTTTCGTATGTCCATATACCGCTCGTCCCTGTTTCCACGACATAATCGGCAATTAGACCTAATTTATATTCAAGTTCTTTCACTCTTTGGAGTAAGTTCATAACTAAATTCTTAATCATGCAAAGCACCCCCTTTCAGAGAGTGCGTTGAGTAAATTAAGTATTACCCCCCCCACAAGAATTAGGCTAATATCTAACTTTTTCCCACTTGCCACATTGCCACGAAGCCCAC